CAATCTCAATCTCAATCTCAATCTCAATCTCAATCTCAATCTGATATGATATTACCAAATACATCTCAAACCCAATCTAATTCAAATTCAAATTCAAATTTAAATAAAATTCCAATTCCTACTGAATTGGATAATAATATGATTATGGATAACCAAAATTATTTGAATGATCAGTATTCATCAAATTCCACAGTACCCAAATATCAAAAAAAAACTAAAAACTCATCTAAATCACCATCACCCAAATGTAATGGTGCAAAATGTACATATAAATGTGATTCTTCCTATTCTAATGCTATATCATACTTGGAAAATGAATTAAAGCCTCTTGAAAGTTTTGGTAATATTTATGATAATTATGCAAGATTTTAATTTTATTCATTTGAATATGATTGTGTTTAATAATAAATAACTTATTATTAAAAATATTAATTATTAATTTAACCAAACCAAAATTTATTAATACTAAATCCACCACCATATTGAACTTGTTTTTCACCTCCATAAAATAAACTTCCAATTACAGTGATACCAAATATTGCCATTAATACATAGTTATTTGTATGGATAAAAGTGTTAACAATTTCAGATTTAGTATCTGTTCCAACAAGATTATCATTCAATTGTTGATTTATATCTTGAGTCATTTTACTTTCATACAAAAAATATATAGCCAATAATATAATAACTCCAATAAACCAACTTAAATCTAATTTAGTCATTAGGATAAACCAAGCATATATTAATAATGTAATGATTACAATATTAAATGAGTAATTTGTAGATAACTTGGTACCAAAAGGATTACCAAATAATATCATTAAACTCATAATTAATATAATCAACACAATATGTTGAACATATCTATTTGATTCTAAAGCATTTTTAAGTCCATTTGAAAATAAATTGGAACAATAAGAAGAAGAAATAATTATAAAAGTTAAAAGTAAAACTTTACCAATAGATAAATTTAATTCCATTATATTTTTATATATATTACAGAAACAAAATTATTTTATTTATTTTTAAAATAATATTAAAAATTCATATATGGATATATTTTGATTATTCTATTTTTACACAATCAAAAATATCATATTTAGTTTTCCAACCAATCTCATTAAAAATAAGTTCAACATTTGAATATGATGATTTTAAATCTCCTTGTCTTCTAGGTCCAAACTTATATTTTAATTTAGTTTTGTTTACTGATTCAAAAGCACCGATTAATTCTAACACTGTTGTATCTTTTCCTGTTCCAACATTATATATCTTTAATCCTGAAATTTTATTTTCCAATATACTATTTCCACATACCAAATGAGCATTAGCTAAATCAACCACATGAATAAAATCTCTTGAACATGTTCCATCCCTAGTATCATAATCATTACCAAATACTGTTAATTGTTTCAATTCACCATTATGAACTTTAAGTAGATATGGAAATAAATTATTGGGAATTCCATTTGGGTTTTCTTTAAAATCCAAATTAAGATGTCCAACAGGATTAAAATATCTCAATAAAATAACATTCCAATTTTTATTTGAAATAACTAAATCTTTTAATATTTCTTCTTGTAAATATTTTGATTTTCCATAAGGATTTGTTATACCAATACCTGTTTGTGTTTGTTCTTTATAAGGTACATTAGCAGAACCATAAACAGTTGATGATGAACTAAATATTAAATTAGATATATTGTATTTTTCCATAATTTTAATTAAATTGATTGTGCTAATTAAATTATTTTCGTAATATTTTGATGGAAAATCAATTGATTCCCCAACAGCTTTGAGTCCAGCCAAATGTATAACCAAATCTATTGAATTATTGAGTTCAATGTATTTAGATATTGATTTATCAAAATTTTCAAAATTAACCAAATCAATTTGTTCAAAATTAATTTTGCAATTATTTATATTTAATTTTTGTATTTGATTTAATTTATCAATAGAACTATTAGACAAATTATCCAATATTAAAATATCATAATTATTTTGAATTAATTCAACACAAATATGAGAACCAATATATCCTAACCCCCCTGTTACTAAACAAGTTTTATTCATATATATTATATATATGATATAATTTAATATTTATAAGTATAAAAATATTAAATTTTATTCACTTAAATTTATTAATTGATTATCCAATATTATGAAACAATCTTCATATTGAATATATTTTATTTTTTCTTTAGAATTAGATTTAAATTCTAATGGTTCGTGTTTAATAATAAAATTTAAATCAATTAATTTTTTAATTATTTTTGTGTCATAATTTTGATGAAGATTATATTCATAAACTAACCCAAGTGTATCTATTTTTATTTTATCCAAAACATTTTTTTCATCACTTTTTAATTTTAAAATTTCTTTATCATTTAAATCCTCATTAATTTGATAGTGAGTTACTGGAATTGTTGAACTTTTAATCATTGTTCCATTAGATTTTTTTTCACCAATATATATTTCAATTGCAAACATTTCACCATTTCCAATTTCAGCATTTGGATTAATAAACATTTGTGCTTCTTTAGGTAATAATTTTAATGGTTTATTTAAAATATAATGTTTTCCATGAACTTTACCATATTCAATTGTATGTCCTCCTAAATAATCTAGTGTGTGATAACCTTTCATTGTAACCAAAGCATTAGTGAGAGCAGAAATTTTTTGAATTAATATGGGTTTGCCTTCAGTTATATCTTTACAAATTGCTTCTTCAATAGATTTAGCTATTGATTTACAATCATCAATACATTTAGGAATTTCAGATTTATATACAAATGTTCTTGCTGAATCAATAATATTACCCAATTCAATTAGTCCAATATCAATTTTAATAAAATCACCTTTTTTAAGATTTTTAACATTTGAATCATGATAACTATCATGAGCTATAATATGATTAATAGAAATACCAATTGGAAATGCTTTTTTTAAATTATTATTATTAATATAATTATTTATGTAATTATAAATATCTTTATTTGTTTCAAAAAAATCCATTTGTTCTCCTAACTCACTCATTATTTTTTTATGATAACAACCTAATTTATTTAAAATTTCTAAATTAAAAGTATCATTTTCATATTTATCTGAATAATCACTCATATATTTTACCATAATAATCAAATATTTATAAGGTTTTTTATTTAATAAAACCTTGATTTTTCTTTTGAACAAAAGAATTTATTATAGAATTAATGTCAAATTCTGATGAATTTATTATAGGAATATTATTATTTTTTTCATTTATTGTTAAATTTAAACTCGATAAATCATTATTCGGGACTTGTTGAATTGGAATATTTGCTCCAAATGATTTATTTGATTGGTTTAACTGATTATGATTATTTGATTGATTATGATTATTTGATTGATTATGATTATTTGATTTATTATGATTATTTGGTTGATTATGATTATTTGATTGATTATGATTATTTGATTGATTATGATTATTTGATTGATTAATTTGACTTGTATAAAAATTTTGTGAATTAGTTGGAAATTGTACAAGATTTTTATTTATACTTTGGGTAATATTATTTTGAACAATTTTAAAATTATTTTGTTGAACTTGATTAATTTTAAAATTATCATTTGGTATAGAAGTTATTGAATTAATTTTTTTTTCAATATCTGTTGAATTATTGGTTTTTTGATTATTAATTGAATCTTGATTAACTTCACGGTTAGAAAACATTATACCATTTTTATTATTAATTTTAAAGTCAAGTCCTTTTAATTTTGATTTTAAAATAATTTTTAAAGCTAAAATTGTATTAATATTATTTGTTAATTTAATTTTATTATTATAATATTGAATTATATCGGATTGATTCATTTCATAGTATACATAATGTTTCAGTTGTAATACATTTAAAGCCAATTCAACAGATATATTTTCTAAATTAATGGTTTTTAAATCTATTAATAGTACATTATCATCATCATCATTATTATTTGATATATTAATAGATTGATTAAAATTTTCTTTTTTTGGTTTAATATTTAAAGAAAACATATATAATAAAGTTATAAGTATTTAATATTTATAATTATATTAAATTTTTTTTTAAAACATAAAAAACTGAAATAATTTAAATAAATACACATTAATATACTATATCATAAATATGAGTAAAAAAACAACAGTTAAAAAAAATAAAAGTACATATAATGAATCAAAAAAAAATATACATATGGAAGAACTAAATGACATTAACAATAATAATAATAATAATAATAATAATGAAAATAATCAAAATAATGAACATTTAGAATATGAGTATTTAAATTATGTTAAAGAACCATTAGAAAAAATAGTTTATATGATTGATTCTCAATTAAATTATTTTAATGTAGAGGATGTTTTTAGAACATTAAAATTAATTGAAAATTTAAAAAATAATATAGATTTATCAATTAAAGTGCTAAAAGAATTTAATGAAATTTTAGATGAAAGACATAATAAAATAGAGAAAAGAAAAGAGGTATTATTTGAATTAAATCAATTATTTATTGAACATAATAAATATAATGTAATTAAAAAAATTAATGAAATACAAGAAGAAAAACAATTATCAGAAAAAAATAATAAACAAACAGAAAAAATAGAATTAAATAATAATAAAGAAAATACAAAAACACCAAAATCAAAAAATAAAAAAGAACCCAATACAATTATAGCCAATACGAACAATAATGATGAAAATACAATTATAGCCAATACAAACAATAATGATGAAAATAATATTACTAAAGATATAGACGAAATTAAAAAATCCACAAAAAAAGAAAAAGTAATTAAAGAATCAAAAAAAAAATCTAAAAATGCAAATAAAGAACAAAATGAATTGGAAAATAATATAATACAACCTAAACCAGAACCTAAACCAGAACCTAAACCAGAACCTAAACCAGAACCTAAACCAGAACCTAAACCAGAACCTAAACCAGAACCTAAACCTCAATATTGTCAAATGTGTAATATAACAGAATTAAATGTAAAATTATCAAATCCAGATCAACAATCAATTATCAATAGAATAACTACAGATTCAGATTATGCAAAAGTATATTTACAAAATTTTGAACCAAATACTGATTTAAAAAAATCTGACCTTAAAGGCACAATAAAAATATTAGGAAATTACAACAAGTCAAAAGGTAAAAGAGAAGCATATGAAGTAAAAGTATTTGATTCTGACACAAAAGGAACATTTTGGTGTTCTTGTGCTGATCATAAATTTAATTCCGCAAAGAAAAACATTGTATGTAAACATATATGTTTTATAGTTTGTAAAGTATTAAAAATTTTACAAACATATTTCTTTGATACAAAAAAATTAACACATGAACACTTGGCTCAATTATTGGGTAAATTTGATACAAATTCTGATATTTGGAAAGATGCTAAATTAGTAAGAAAATCATCAAAAATCACAATTCAAGATTTTAAGAATTTCCCAGAACACATAAATGACACTTGTACATTTTGTTATGATGAAATGACAGATGTAGATAAACCGGTAAGTGTTGCTTGTCCTCTATGTAAACATTGTTTTCATGAAGAATGTATGGGTGTATGGTTAGAATCTCAATCAAAATGTTCGTATTGTTCAAATAACTTTTGGCAATACTATAAAAGAATTTCTAATGGAGAAAAAGAAATTGATTTAGGAAGTAATCAATTATAATTAAAATATTATTTATAATTTTATGATTATTTTTATAATTTTTATCACTTAAGAGTATAATTATTTCAGAATTATATATAGTTATATTTTAAATTAATGAATAAATTTTCAAAAATATATAATAAAATTTTTGATTATACATTGATAAAAACAACCCCATTAAAATTTGCAAACATAATAACTATTCCAAATAAAATTACAATTAATAATATGATAAAAATATCAACATCACATTTATACAGGGAAATGCCAATTAGATTTGCACATAGAATATATGATTTAAATATGTTTCCATATGGATTAAATCATAATCATAATGTTACAATTATAAGAGATTGGTATTTAACAAGTTTTGATGAATTAATATCAATTCCTGAACCAAAAACACAAACTGAAATAGAAGAATTTAAATTTAAAATTGAAAATATATATCATCGTCATTCTCCTACAATTTTAAAATTGACCAAAGGATTATTTGAATTAAAACAATCTGGATTAATATCTGAATCTAATGATAAACAAATACAATTATTTTTAGATAAATTTCATACATCAAGAACAGAAATAAGAATCCTAATTGAACATTATTTAAATATGTTTGAATCTAATAATAATATGTCTAAACAAAATGAACAGGAACATTTTGGGATAATAAATTTAAAAACAGATATTAGACCAATTATAAATAAGGCAATATCAAATATTAATTTGATATGTTCAAGAACAATAGAACCTTTGGATTTGGATAATATAATTAAAATTAATGGTAATGCTAAATTACCAATTATAGAAAATTATTTATATTATGTTTTATTTGAAATTATAAAAAATAGTACACAGGCAATTATCACAACAACCAATCAAGATAAATTTATTGAGATAGATATCATTGATTTAAATGACTATATTTATTTAAAAATAAAAGATAATGGAATAGGTATTCCAGAAGAAAATATTGACAAAATATGGTTATATAGCTATTCTACAAATCCTATAGAACCCAAAAAAATAATTGAATTAGATGACTTTGATTTTAGTACTGAATCCCCATTATCTGGATTTGGATACGGATTACCTATTTCTAAAATATATTTAAACTTTTTTTCTTCTTTAATTCAAATAGATTCAAAATATAAACAAGGAACTCAAGTTAATATTTTTTTAAAAAAATTTAATTAGTATCTAAACCGGCAGCAACATTAGCAGCATAATAAGGATTTAAATATCCTCTTGTACCTGAATCATATCCAGAAACTTCATTCAAGTAATCTTGATAATCTACATTTGGTTCTAATGGACTTGGTGGTGTTAAATATAACATTTTGTTAGGAACAACTCCAATAGATTCATAAATATTTGAACTTGGATTTAAAGTAAATTTTTCATTTTTATTTTTGTGTATAAACCCAGTTAAGTAAAAAACCACAAGTAAAATTAATAAACCAATAACAAAATTGCTAAACATTAATTAAATATATATTATAATTATAATAAAAAAATAAAAATTGAAAATATTAATATATATATCTAAATTTTTACTTATAATACTTAATAAAATGAATATATTAAAAAATTTAGATATTGCCAATTCAAATGTACCTAAATCTGTAATAGATAAATTAGAAAGAAATTTATATCAAATTAAATCACATCCATTAGAAATAATAAAAACTGCGATTTATAATTATTTTATATCAAAAAAAATAGAATGGAATATTTATGAAAATCTTTCAAAAATAGTAAGTATTGAAAATAATTTTGATAAACTTTTAATTCCCCAAACACATCCATCAAGATCTAAATCTGATACATACTATATAAATTCAAATGAAGTATTACGAACTCATACAACAGCTCACCAAACTGAGTTATTAGAAAAAGGATTGGATAATTTTTTGATTTGTGGTGATGTTTATAGAAGAGATGAAGTGGATTCACATCATTATAATATTTTTCATCAATTAGAAGGAGTAATTTTATATGATAAAGAAGATTTGATTGATTTGGAAAAAACACTTGTAGATTTAATGAGTGGATTGTGCGAATATTTATTTCCTAATTGTGAATATAGAGTAAAACCAGATTATTTTCCATTTACAAATCCATCTTTTGAAATTGAAGTTTATTATTCTAACAAGTGGTAAGAAATATTAGGTTGTGGAATAATTCAACAGGATATTTTAATAAATTCAGGTAGAGAAAATAAAAAAGGAATAGCTTGGGGTCTTGGTTTAGAAAGATTAGCAATGGTATTATTTGATATACCTGATATTAGATATTTTTGGATGGAAGATGATAAATTTTTATCTCAATTTAAATCAGGAAAAATCAGTAAATTTATACCATTTAGTCCTTTAGAACCTATTTATAAGGATATATCCTTATTTGTAAATTCGGATGATTTAGTTTCTAATAATTGGATTAAATTAAATGAATTTTATGAAGTTATTAGAGATTTAACAAATGATTGGGTAGGTGACATAAAACAAATTGATAGTTTTTACAATAAAAAAATATCTTCTCAATCATATTGTTTTAGACTAACTTATTCTCCAAAAGATTATAAAATTACTAATCCTGGTGAATTTAATGATATTGTTAATTCAATCCAATCTAATTTAGTAATTGAGTTAAAAAAATTAGATTGGATTAAAATAAGGGGATAAAAAATAATACAGTAAAAAATTGATTTTTATATTAAATATTAATTTTATTTATGATTTTTACAAAATTAATATTGTAATGAATGATTCTCTTTTTATTCCTGGTCTAATAGTACTTTTACTAGGAATATTTATTGTTATGATAACACCTGCTATATGGTGTTGTTATAGTGAAAATATGAACAAAATTACTTGTTGTGTTCCAGTTGTATTAAGTTCTATTTTAATTATTATGGGAATATCTTTATTAGTAATATCAAGTAAATAATCCTTCTGATTTTGATAAAAAAATTATTTTTCATAAGTATTACCAAATAAATTTGAGTTATCTAATTTATGTTTATTTGGACTAACTTGGGGTAAAAAAGTATTTGAATTTTGTTTATAATAAATTAATACATTTAGTGCATTTATTGATTTTCCATCTAAATCAATTCTTCTTCTAGACTTTAATTCTTGAATATCTAAACAATTATATTCACCTCTAGATATACCCAATGTACCCAAAGCTAAATTGATACTAGATGATTCTATATCAATATGTTCTGAAAAATCAGGTGTAAACTCTGGACATAAATCAAGCTTCAAACTAGGATTTATTTTAGGATAAGTTAAATTACTTGGTAAATATGGTTCAAATAATTCAACTGGTCTATTTTGTTCATTAATATTGGGAAAATACATTTTGAAGTAATTATTATATTGATTAAATTAATTATATATATTCAATAAATTATTTATTCAATTTTTTTGAAACTAAATGATTCTTTTAAACATTTTTTAATTGTATTTTCAAATGTTTCTGATAAAACTTCTTTTCCAACTTCTTTTAATGAATCTTTTAATCCAATATTAAATGTCCAATATATTCCAATAGAAATAATAGTAGGACTTACAATACCATAAACAAATATTTTTAATATTTGAATAAAATTACTATTTTTGTTATTGGTCATTAAATAAAGTAATTAAAATGTATCAAATTCATTTGAATAATCAATTTTTTATTCTTCATTAAAATCCATACCATCATTAAATATATCAATCAATTTGATTTCATCAACTAGTCCATTAGCTAAAGCTTCATTCGCATCCCAATTTAAATCATGTTTTAAAATACCTGGAAGCTTTTTTTTACTAATTTTGGTATGGGATTTATATATTTCCATAATTTTATCCATACATTTTTTAGAATTTTCAAATTCATCTTCAATTTGTTGATAATTTCCACCAAAAAATGTAGATAATTGATGAATTAAAATATATGAATTCGGAGTGATAAATCTTTTGGTACCCGCAACTGAAATAAATGTAGCAGCACTTGCGGCTCTACCTTCAATCACAGTATAAACTGGAATTTTTTTTTTATATTCAATTATAAAATCATATAAACTAAAACCCGAATAAGCACATCCACCAGATGAAAAAATATGAATATAAAGTGGTTTGGGTTTAAATTCTATACAGGAACTAGATTTTGAAATTTTATTAAATTTTTGCCAATAAACTCTCATTAATTTTTTAACTTCATCAACTGAATCTTCTGATACATCTGTATGAAAATATAAATGATTATCTTTTAAATATATTAGCTTATCTTCTTGTTTATCAAATAAACCTGGTATTTGAAAAGGATTATTTGAACCTTCATCTCCTTCATTTCCTTCATCTTCATCATCATGATTATTTTTACTGGTGATTAATGGTTTTATTGTTTTGGTTGATTTTTTTTGAACATTTATACCAGTTGAACCCGAATAAAGTGAACTAACTAAATCATCAATTTTTCTTTTTTTATTATAATTAAGGTACATTTGTAATTAATATATTATGATATATTATATTAAATATTATTTCATTTATTCAACTTTTTTATTAAAGCCTAAATATCTAAAAAAAATACATATTATTCAAAATGTCCTATACATTATATTTTTTGAAAATATATTATATTTTTGATTATCCAAATATTGAATAATTCTATTAATCCAATTAACATTTGATTTATCTAATTCATAATTTATTAAAGTCTTATTGCTACTAGTTTTGGGTTTGGTAATTAATTTATTTCCCATAAATGTAGCTTTTACTAATGTATTGGGTAATTCTGTTTTAGGTGGAAGATTATTTATTTGTGTTATTTTATTATTAGAACAATCTAAAAATTCTAATTTAGGTGGAAGATTATTTATTTGTGTTATTTTATTATAAGAACAATTTAAATATTTCAATTGAATAGGTAAATTATCTAGTTCCTCAATATTATTTTTTTCACAATCTAAATTTATTAAAGAACTAGGTAAATAATTTAAATTTATAATATTGGTATTATTAACAATTAGTTCTTCTAATCCAGTTGGTAAATTATCCAAATAAACCAAAGTATTAATATTATGGATTTCAAGTCTTTTTAATTTTGGAGGTAAATTATCTAAATAAACCAAAGTATTAATATTACGGATTTCAAGTCTTTTTAATTTTGGAGGTAAATTATCCAATCTATAAATCGATATATTCCACGGGTTTGATATCTCTAATTCAATGAGATTTTCAGGTAATTCAGTAAAATCCAAATCTGTAAAATTAGTCAAAAAAAAACTTAATTTGTAAACATTTTTTGGTAATTTAAAAATATCAATATGTTGGCGAGAACATCTACATATTGATATTTTTAATACATTAGATGGAATATTGATTAATTTGAAACCAGGTATATAAGTTACATATTCACCATAATTATCATTAACTACTAAATTCAGCGAAATTTCTTTTAGATTATAATAATTTGTTAAATCAATGTGTTTATTAAGTCCAGATATTAAATCAAAATTTCCTTCAAAAATATCTATTATTTTAACATCGGTTGGAAATTTTATGTTAAATTCTTCTTTTTTTTTAGGTTTGTCCATAAAAATATTTTGGTTAAATATTTTTATGTTTTGTTAAAACTAATTTTAATTTTCAATATGTTTGAATGATATATTTAAATTTATTCAATATTTTTTGCATTATAATTCAATATAAAATTATTTAGCCGATGGAATACTTTGTTTCCATTTGAATATATTATTTGGGTCATATTTATTTTTAATTTGAATTAATTTATCTTGATTATCTCCATAATAAGAAGTTAAATAATCATCCAAATCATAATCAATCATATTAGGTAAACAATATTTAGAGGTCCATTTAACCAATTCAGTATATAATTCATTTGGAATAGATTTACCTAATTGATTTAAATCAGTATCAGACCATAAATTTAGGATTGTAATAACATATCTGGCTAATTTAGGAAAATAACAACTTGAATTATTATCTTTTACTTTTCCACCTAATTCAGTAAAATTTATTTGAAATTGAAAAGGCTTATTTAATTGAATTAAATTGTTAATTGAATTTATCATTTGCCAAATACCTTGGTCCTCAATTAAATCAAATACCATAGAAGATTTAATTTTACCAAATGGATAAGAATTTCCTGTATTAGTTCCTACTAAAGAATTTAATAATTCAGTATAATATCCTTGGATTGAAGTTACAGTTGGATTTGATGGACAATTTACAAAATTACATATTTCATTAAATTCATCCATGTGTTTTTCTGATTTGCTAAATTTAAAGAATTTTATATAAAAACTACTTCCAGATTGAGAATATGTCATATTTAAATCAGTTGTTATATTATCTGGTTGGTTAATAATCCATTCTTGATAATATTTAATTATACCAAATAATACATCTGGATTCCATTTCCATGTAATTGTGACAACTTTACAATAAATGTCTTTATGTATGTTAAATTTTAATTTAGTTATTGCACCATAACTTCCATGTCCTGAACCCTTTAATGCGTATAACAAATCCAAATTTAATTTAGAATTAATTTTAAGTTTTTTTCCTTCCCAATTAATCATTTCACATCCTATAATATTGTCACATGCCATTCCATATAATTTTGTTAAATAACCTTTTCCACCGGCTAATGCTAATCCTGATACTCCAACACAAGCGGAATCACCTGTTGTCATAATTAGTTTATGTTTTGCCAATTCTGCTATTAAGTTTCCTAATCTAATTCCAGAACCCACTGTGACTGTCATTTTTTTTTTATCGATACAAACTGAATCAAATTTACTTACATCAATAACGAAACCAGTAGATAAAGAAGCTGGTTCATATGCTCTAGCACCACATCTTAAAGAAAAATTTAAATTTAATTTTGCCATATTATCTACCAGATAAGCTAATTCTTTTGAACAAGTTGGATAAAATATAGCACTGGGATTATAATTTTGTAATCTATTATAATTTAATCTTAAATTATTATAATTTTGATTTTCAGGATAAATACCATAGGGTAAATTTTGTAATTGTGTCGGTGTATTATTTTCTAATATATTATAATTTTGAACTAAAATACAATTTTTTTTATTTTTTTCTTTTTGTTCATTTGAATTGGTAGAATTGATATTTTGAATAATATTTTTTATAATTTGTGCCATTGTCATTTTTTATATTATTATAAAATATATCTATACTATTAATTTCATTTGAATGAAAAAAATTAATTAGCAATTTCAAATTTATAGCAATTTATATGGGGAAAAATATCTTTAACGTGTTTAATATAGGACTCATAATCATCAATAAAAATAATTTCATCATATTCTTCCAATTTAATATTTTTTTTTATGTATTCTCCTTTTGAAATTTGATTATTTGTATAATGTACATCCCAATCATTATAATCTAATTCGATTGTTTCAAAATGTTTTCTTGTATATCTATTGTCATTTTTTAAATCCGATGTTCTTGCAGTTAAAAATATCATTTTGGATTCTGATAATAATTTAATTTTTTTCTTTAAATTACTAAATCCATCAGGGTCAGTTATTTTTGGTTGAAATATTATTTTATACATATTAAGAAAATCCAATGCTTCTTTTTCAATTTGCTCTTGAGTAAATTCAGGAAAATCATTGCGCACCATATCATAATAATCTTCTTTTTTTTTATCCCAATAAACTAGTGTATCATCAATATCACAAATTACAAGAGTTTTTGGATTTGTGACATTGATATCATTAAAAGTATTACACCTTTTTCGGTGAAATTTGGGACACTATTATAAAAATATAATTAAATTAATTTAATTTAAAGAAATAAAACTATAATAAATTATGAATATGAATTGAAGCCTTACAATAATGATTATTCATCCTAAATGTTATATGAATTTTTAATTAAATTTATGGTTTACTTATTAGAAGGTAATAACAACCCTTAATAAGTATTAAGGTAATATACTTATTTCTAACACTAAAAGTGGAAAATTAAGAATTAAGTATCCTTTCTTTTTTTATACTAAAAGGTATAAACCCTTAACATATGGACATAAAACAAGGGTCACAAAGAAAAATAATTTATACAAATTATTTTTTGGTGCTCCAGAAAATAACCTATGTTATTTTCTTAGG